CCTTTTACGGAAGGCGAGAAAAGGTTGGTGTTAGCTGACGAGGGTTACATGAAAATTTGGCGCGAGGCAGACTCCCGCCTGGAGGAAGTTGATTTCTCCGACCCTTTTTGGTGGCTGACCGATTCGCTGAAAGCCGAGCTTCTCAAAGCGTCTAAGATCGAAGAGCAAAGGACCCGCCTTTTTAAGTGCGGTTCCCTCTTTCACTACCTGTCCTGCCTTCGGCGGTTCGGGTGGATTGCCAAACAACTCACGGAAACTTCGGGCACCTGGTACACTTCTGGGGACCCGTTCCAGTACGGAGGATGGCACAAAATGATCAACCGACTTCACAAACACGTGCTAACAAGAGACATCGAGAACATGGACGTCAATCTTTCCGCTGAACTGATGGAAGCAGCTCTGCAAACGTTGATCAACCCGGCTTGGCCCAAACAGCTGGTCCGGGAAAGTAAGCATCTGCTTGCTCTGGCAATTAAGGCCTGGAGTGTCACTTCTGACGGACTTGCCTACCAGAAGCTCGGCGGTAACCCGAGTGGCTGGTTTGGAACTTTGATGTGGAATACCCTGGTCCTCCTTGTGTTAGTCATGGTGCTTTTGTACCGCAACGGCTTTAACATGGTGGACGCTTGCGACCCTAATCAAGTGGACTGTCTCCTCACTGGCGACGACTCCGCCGTCTCTACGGATCAGGAGTTGGCTGTCAAGCCTGAGGAAGTTTGGCCGGCTTACGGCTTGCCTGTGAAAATTGCAGGTGAGTGCGTGGTGGGTGATAAAACGACCATCGAGTTTTGTGGGGCCACTTCAGTCATGCTGAATGGCTACTACGCTCGGTTTCCGCGGGTCAAAAAGATGCTGCGGTCCCTCCACTACGTTGAACGGACAATGCCGATTGAACAGTACATGTCAAAAATCTGTGGCCTGGCGCGGGTTTTGTACCCTGTGCCGGGCGTTTACGACGCGTTGATGCGGTACTACTATGCCGTTATCGCAAAAAGGCCTTCACTTCTCAAGTTGGAGGTCTTTCCGACGCGCGACATCTGCTTTTTTGAGCACACAGGCTTCCTGACAGATGATGCGGTAGCTTTAAATACTCAGCCGCATAAAGAAACACCATTTACGTTTGTTCCGCATTCATTTAAGATGCCCAAAAAATCGTCGTCTCAGGCCCCCGCCAAGAAGGGAGGCCACCCAAAAACCGGCGGCAAGAAGCCGCCGAACGGGCGCGTGACTGTTAAGAAGGTCTCCGCCCCCGTCGCC